TGATGCGACAAATTAATGTTCGTCTACAATTTGAACGACTAGTAACTCAAAAAGAAACAGGGTTTGTGCTTGTTTCTGTTCCAATTACTTCGTCAATTGACGACGCTATCGCAGAAGCCGAGAAAGGCAATTTCCTGCGAAAGCTTGTTATGAATATCGAACCTCTCGAAGAAGAATGGACCTTTCGTTTACCGGAGCAACAAGATAGTGGCGCCTAATTTAAATGATCTCCCTGATGATATTTTTGCCCTCTTTGACCCTGACAATGACCATGTAGTTAATGAGGAAAACGTAGAGTGGGCGGGAGAGCAATTTAAGCAACTTCTTCGCGAAAAGCTAAGAGGGCGTCAAGATAATGACCCGTTCCGAATGTCGAACCTTGGAAAACCTGACCGGCAGTTTTGGTATCAGGCTAAGAATGCCAAAGCCGAAAAGCTGTCTCCAAAGGTCTACTTCAAGTTTCTTTATGGAGATGTAATTGAACTCCTCATCCTTTTCCTCGCAAAAGAGGCTGGCCATATTGTCGAAAGAACTCAAGAAGAGATTGAGGTTGACGGTGTCAAAGGACACATTGATGCGATTATTGATGGAACAGTCGTTGACCTTAAATCAGCCTCTCCCCATAGTTACAAGAAATTCGAAAAGAATACGATTCTAGAGGATGATCCTTTCGGCTATGTAGCCCAGCTTTCCAGCTACTCTAGCGTTCTTACTCCCGGTAAAGACGCGGCTTGGATTGCCTTCAACAAAGTTAGTGGGGATATTTGTATAACTCCTCTTTCCAACAGCATTATCCAAGATTTCAATGTTGCTGAACGTATCGCCCATCTTCGGGCTATCGTGGCTAAGGACGAACCCCCGGAGCGGTGCTACGATGATGAGCCTGATGGAAAAAGCGGCAATCGCAAGCTTGGAATCGCCTGTTCTTATTGTCCCTATAAGAAGCAGTGTTGGCCCGGCCTCCGAACCTTCCTCTATAGCAGCGGGCCTCGGTTCCTAACAAAAGTAGTAAAGGTTCCTGATGTTCCTGAAGTAAAAGACGATAATGACAGTTTGGAAATTGAATAATACGGGGCCAATAAAGGCCATAGTTTGTCGAGCCAGCGACATAAAAAGGGGCAGGCTTAAAGTGTCTCACATAGAGTTGACGGACCTTAACTCTCTTCGATTGTTAATGATGCACGTAGAGGACCCGTTGATTATTTCTTTTGCCTCAGAGGAAAATGCCCCCGCAGAATTAGAGATCATGGTGTATGACGAACCGATTGAGATTCAGAACTAACTTTGAAAAGGCAGTTTATGAGCACGCTAAAAAGCACAAACGAAATCTTGAATATGAGCCAACCCATCCGGCTATCCATTACGTTGCGCCTGCCCGCTACATTCCCGATTTCAGACTACCAAATGGACTTCTTATTGAATGTAAAGGATACTTCGGTCCAAGAGATAGAAGAAAAATGCTCCAGATTAAGCGAAATAATCCGCACTTGGACATACGGTTTGTTTTTCAAAGAGCTAACAACCGCCTCACAAAATCCCCAAACTCCATGATGTATTGGCAATGGGCCGAGAAGCACGGTTTCCCGTGGGCCGAAAAGGTAATTCCAGAGGAATGGTTTGATGAATAATAGTGCCAAGATATTGACACTTGATATTGAGACAAGACCGGCCATTGCCTTCATCTGGCGAATGTGGAAGGAAAGCATTCCTAACGAAAGGCTTATTCAACCCGACGGTATCCTTTGCGTAGGAACCAAATGGAATTATGAGAAAAGGCCCGTTGTCTTTTCTACGTGGAAGCATGGCGAAGTAGGAATGCTGTCTAAGGTGCTCGAACGAATTAATGAGGCCGACGCCATTGTTACGTATAACGGTTCCAAGTTTGACCTCCCCCATCTTATGGCGGCTTTTATCAAGAACGATCTTCCGGCCCCTGCTCCTGTTTCGCACATTGATCTTTTCAAGTTTGTTCGAAACCACACCAAATTCATGTCAAAGAAATTGGATTATGTGGCGCAAGAACTAGGACTAGGAACAAAAGTTAAGCACGACGGTTTCGATATGTGGGTTCGGGTTATGCAAGAAGACCCTGTAGCCCAAAAGAAAATGGAGGAATATTGCGCTCACGACGTGTATCTTACGGAACAGGTTTATGAGAAACTCAAAGGTTACATCCCCAATCACCCGGCTTTGGGATTTGTTGGAACTTCGGAAACCTGTCCTGTTTGCGGCTCCAAGCACACTCAACGGCGAGGATTCTATTACACTCGCCATTACAAATGGCAGCGGCATCAATGCACATCGTGTGGCTCTTGGTTCAAGACCTCGCAGCAAAAGATCAAGCCTAATGAATAAAGAAGAGTTGTTCCAACTAATAAATGACCGTTTTGAAGGTTGGGAGCTTGTAGAGCTTCTTGGGATTAGTGCAGAAGAGATTTGCCTCGCCTTTGAAGATGAGGTTTTCCGAAAGATGAAAACAATTAAGGAATTGCTCTTACTAGATGAGGATGAGGAGTATGATGACGACGAGGGAACAACAAACTATGATGAAGCAGAATAACTATTACTTTTGGCTTGGACCTGATGGTGAGATTGATGCTGTCACTGAAGAGCAATTCAAGCGCCTACAGCGGCAGAGAAAAAGTCGGAAGGGAGATCGGCCTAGTGGCCCACGAGAAAACTAATGACCCGCAAGAGAAAATTGAATCAGGAGCCATCAAGTATGACGCCGGAAAGGCTCCAATCTATCGGGGCTTCCTTTCTTATTTCCCTAGAGCAATTGAAGCAATTTCCCACGTTTCCCACTTCGGCGCTACCAAGTATGCATGGCGAGGATGGGAAAACGTGGACGATGGAATCAATCGCTACACTGACGCAATGGTACGACACCTTGTCGCAGAGGGAAAAGGAGAAACTCTGGACCCTGATAGTGGACTTCTTCATGCTTCCCACACCGCTTGGAACGCCCTCGCACGGCTTGAACTAATTCTTAGGGAGCAAGAGGAGCTAGAAAATTGGGCAATGATGTCAGAGGAGGCTAGAGAGATTGTAGATTATATCAACGGCTGTTATTATCTACAGCCCGATACTGATGATAAAAAGGAAAAATCTATCATGCGAGACTAGTCAGATGAAGCGTAGATACCTGAATGAGAAGCAGCGTCGCCGTAACAAGATAGCTCGGGACCTCGCCTCTAAGAGATACCGGCAGCGTATTGTGCCCAAAAACAAGAAACCCTATTTTCCACCGGAGATTGATGATTATGACGATGAATACTGAAAATGACAAAAAGGTTGTCTACCTTACATCCTCTTCCGAAGAATATTACAAGTATCTTGATGATGAATACGAAAACTTGAATGAAGACTCTGCTATTGTTTTTGTTCTTGATCCTGATGCGGAAGAGTTGGTTGTCTACTTTGGAGAAAATCAGGAGCGAGTTCTGTCTCTTAACGGAGATACGGAAGTCATGCTTGTAAACAGAGTTCTGCATGATGGAGACTTTTGGGATCAGTTTTTAGAGTCCTTCTACGCTGCCATTCAGAAAACTCTTAAGGAGAGTGGACCTAATGGTGAATAACCCGTTCCCTTCCAGCTATGAAGCATTTGTGCATAAGAGTCGCTACGCTCGATGGCTTGAGAATGAAAAGCGCCGAGAGAATTGGGATGAAACCGTAGAGCGCCTTGTTAGTTATTACCAAAACAAGGTGGGCGCTGATATTCTTACGCCAGAGATTAAGGATGAGCTCTATAATGCCATTTACAATTTGGAAGTGATGCCCAGCATGAGGGCTCTTATGACAGCAGGTCCTGCCCTTGATCGCTGTAACGTAGCTGCTTACAACTGTGCCTATCTTCCCGTAGACAGCCCCCGCTCCTTCGATGAAGCCCTGTATATCCTTATGTGTGGAACTGGGGTTGGCTACAGTGTAGAGAGTAAATACATTAGCCAACTTCCCAAAATTAGCGAAAACTTCCAAAACACCGACACAACCATTGTCGTTCAAGATAGTAAGGAAGGTTGGGCCAAAGCCTTTCGGGAGCTAATATCGCTACTCATTGCGGGGCAGATTCCTCGATGGGACACTTCACGAGTTCGACCTGCCGGAGCACGACTCAAGACCTTTGGAGGTCGAGCTTCGGGGCCCGAACCCCTTGAAGACCTCTTTAGGTTCTGTGTTGATATATTTAAGCGCGCATCTGGAAGACGTCTTACGTCTATAGAGTGTCACGACATTCTTTGCAAGGTGGCCGATGTTGTTGTCGTAGGGGGTGTTCGCCGCTCGGCAATGATTAGCCTCTTTGATTGCACCGATAATCGTATGAGCAAGGCCAAGTTTGGTGCTTGGTGGGTTGACAATCCCCAACGCGCTCTCGCCAATAATTCTGCCGTCTACGAAAACAGGCGGCCCGATATTGGCTTCTTTATGGAAAAATGGAAGGAGCTTTACGACAGCAAATCTGGAGAGCCCGGGTTTTTTAGTCGTTATGCTTGTCAAAACATTGCAGCCCGTAATGGACGACGAGACCCAGAATGGGATTTTGGAACCAATCCGTGTTCCGAAATTATCTTACGACCCTTTCAATTCTGCAATCTTTCGGAAGTTGTCGTAAGAAAGAATGATACGTTTGAGTCTCTTGCTAGAAAGGTTCGTCTTGCAACTATCCTAGGAACTATTCAATCCACCTTTACTGATTTCAAATATCTTCGTAAGAAGTGGAAGGATAATTGTGAGGAAGAGCGCCTCCTTGGAGTTAGCCTTACCGGTATTTGTGACAACATTAAACTTTTGAATAACCCACTTATTCTTAGACGTTTAAGAAACACCGCTATAAAAACAAACGTATTATGGGCTGAAAAGTTGGGAATTAATACCTCTGCTGCTATCACCTGCGTTAAGCCTAGTGGCACTGTCAGTCAGCTTGTTAATTCTTCTAGTGGTCTTCACGCCCGTCACAGCGAATATTATCTGCGAACTGTTCGAGCGGATAACAAGGACCCTCTCACACAGTTTCTCAAAGACCAAGGGGTTTATTGGGAACCATGTGTAATGAAGCCAGAAACCACCACTGTCTTTTATTTTCCGATTAAGAGTCCTGAAGGCAGTCTTACTCGTGGGAAGCAAACCGCAATTGATGCCCTCAATCTTTGGAAGACGCTCCAAGAGAATTGGTGTGAACACAAACCCAGCGCTACGATTAGTGTTAAAGAACATGAATGGATGGAGGTTGGGGCGTGGGTTTATGAGAACTTTGATACTCTCAGCGGTGTTTCATTTCTGCCTTATGATGGCGGCACTTACAAGCAGGCCCCATACACAGAAGTCACCAAAGAAGAGTACGAAGCGTGGATAGCAAAGCATCCACCAGTAACAATCAACTGGGATGATTTGCAACTCTACGAAACCGAGGACGGAACTACGGGCAGTCAAGAGCTCGCCTGTTCGTCCGGTGGTTGCGATGTAACCGACCTTATCTATAATAACACCAACAATACTAAGGAGAACCATGATGGCTGATAAGAAGACCATTGGACAGAAGATTGACCAAAAGATTGAAAAGATTTCGAAGATCGACGATGTTGTCGTAGCTGAAATCAACGAACCTGTTGGTACGATTACCTTCAAGAAGTGGCATGTTGGTATTGTTGCAATCGTAGTTACGACAGCCCTTATCGTTGCTATTATTCTCTGATTTAATTAAGACAAAAAAGAAAGGGGTCTCGGGATTAATTTCTCGAGACCCCTTTTTATGCAATTCCCCTGTTTTATGCAATTCTTAGTCTGAACCAAGGTAAACTAGAAGAAGCGAGTGTCGTTGTAGGTTGCGTCGGCAACCCGGAAGTAAATGTTTGAATCATTCTTCGACAAGTGTGTGTTGAGTTGCTGCCCGAGTTAGGACTTAAAGCAATCAAGGCAGAAAAACGTATTCCTCGGAAAGTGGGGGCGCTGCTATTGTGCACTGCTAACCAATAAAGACTTCCTGCGTTCAACGTCAGATTAGGAATGTCTGAGGTTTTTATTCCAGTGCTTCCAGCGTCTAATACACAGGCTGATTGTGCAAGTATTTGGTCAGGCAATCCATCTGCCGTGCTAGAATACACTCCGAGCCGTACTTTCGCATCTTCTGGAGCTGTCTTTGTAATTTCAATAGCAAGCTGGTCAATTGTTATAGTTCTTGCCGGTAGAAAAGGAATAAAGTCTAAGCGATTAGCCTCCCCTGATACTGTGGTGAGGGTAGCAGCAGTTATTTGTTGTGTAACGAAATCGCCACTAAAAACAGGAAGGCGTGCATGCACACCTTTTGACAAAAGAGTTAAAAACTCTCCAAAAGTAATAGCGCTATTGCTACTGCCTTGACCCGACTCAGGAGCTT